CACGGTTGAGGTGGCCTGCAAGATGGACATGACGGGCTACAACAAGATGAAGAAGGACTTCGTGCTGGACGACGTGGTGGCGGTCAACGCTGCCGTGGTCACGCAGAAGTTGCAGCAGATGTCGTCCGGTTTCCTGTATTCCGACAACGGCCCGGTTTGGCTGTCGTCACACAAGTTTGATCGCCTTGAAGAACTGCTTGATGAGAACCAACATGCGAATACCCTGCTTGTTTACCAGTACCAAGAAGAACTTGCCGAAATTAAGCGACGGTTTAAACACCTTACGACCCTTGACGATGACAACGCCATCGAGCGCTGGAACCGGGGCGAGGTCAGGCTACTGGCCGTCCACCCCAAGTCGGCAGGCCACGGCCTCAACCTACAGCACGGAGGCCACCATGTCGTCTTCCTGTCCCTGCCCTGGTCGCTCGAACTGTACGAGCAGACCATCGGGCGCTTGCATCGTAGCGGCCAGCGGCATGACGTGTGGTGCTACGTATTTCTGACCGACGGTACTGTCGATCATAAAATCTGGACCGCGCTGCACGACAAGCTATCCCTTTCTCAAATCGCCTTGGAGGCACTCAAATGAAACGAATCGACCAATGGAAAGCCAAGCTGCGGGCGGCCAAGTCTGAGCTGCGGCACAAGACGCGGCAACTGAACGCGGCCCAACGCTCGCACGACCGCACGACCAAACTGATTGAACAACTTGAAGGAAAAATAAATGTACACATGGCGAAGTCTTAACGACGTGCTGGCCTCGCTGCCAGAGGTGGATGTCAAGGCGCTGCTGGATGCTGAGATGAAGGGCGCTCGCCGCGTTAAGATCATCGAGCGCCTGCACCAGCGGTACAACACGCTGCGCGTGGCCAGAGAGAGGGCCGAGCTGCTAACGCTGGCCACTGCCCGATGAACAGGTTCGCGGCGTGGGAAGCGCACAACCTGGCCAAGTTTGCCCAAGACGCCGCCAAGCGGTTGTCTGAGCAAGACGAGCTGATCGAGAGTCTGCAAGCAGACTTGAAAGCAGCAATCCGTGCCTACCGGCACTTAGTAATCGAAGGAACAAAAAATGAAAGTCTATCCATCCGTACCGAACAAAGAATTCAAGTGGAGCAGCGGGGCTGACGTGCAGGCCACCTGGCGCAAGTGGGGCTGGACCCCGCCGTCTGAGAAGATGCTGCCGCCACCGCCAGAGAAGAAGGTCGAGCCGCTGCGGAGGTACAAATGAAGTGCCCCGTGTGCGGAACTTACACCGAGGTCATCGACAGCCGTATGCGCTCTGACGGCACCCGCCGCCGCCGTTACATGTGCGCCAACATGCACAGGTTTACGACACTTGAACTTATCTTGCCGGAGAAGAAATGACAACCACGATAGACATGGCCCATGAGGTTTACGGCGCAAATACTGAATGGACTGACTCGCAGCTTGAACGACTGAAACAGTTTGAAGCCCTTGTCCGTGCTGATGAGCGCATGAGTTTTTATGGGCAAGACAAGCCAGCCGAATGCGCCGATGGTTGCCCACCAAACCAGATTTGTGATTACTGCCAAGTGGTTGCACCTGCTAAGGCAATGATTCTTGCCGAGCGTGAGGCGTGTGCAAAGGTGTGTGAAACGTACAACAAACGGCAGTGCTACAACAACGAAGACATGGCGGTAGCAAACGAATGTGCCGCCGCTATACGAAACCGGGGGAAGACATGAACCCGTTTGAATGGAAGAAAGACCCGCGCCCGAGCATCTTTATGAAGGATGCTGCGTTTAAGCCAAGACCCGCGCAGACCTACGCCCACCTCACCCCAGCGGAGAACCTGGTGGCCTACAAAGCCTTCAGTATCCACAGCCGGGCGCATCCCAGCGTCAAGCCGACCTTGAATAAGCATGAGCTACCCAAGGGTCGGCTTTGAGGCTTATTTTTGCGGCGCTGCGCCTATTTCACTGGCAGCCGCAGGTATTAAAAATACTTGCGTAAACGCTGCGCGGGTTGGGTCGTCCATCAACTTCATCATGGCGGCTGTTGTTTCGTTCACCCGGCTCTTTGGGATCGCAAGGGTCATAAACTGCGCCATTGCGGGAGGGTCTAACATCATCTCGGCCATTTGCTCGTTAAACGCCTTTGCATTGCCGCGCTGCAGGTAGCCAAACGCCGCCTTACCTAAAGTCACGTACCTGTTTAAAAAGTCAGGTGATGATCGGGCGGCGTCTGGCAGACCTGTTTCGACATTACGCACCATACGCGCCAACTCGTCAGCCTTAGCCGTTCGGCTTAGGTCCGCCAGCACGTTGTTGACCGTGCCGACTTCCTTGGGCGTCAACACGTCAGACAGCTTATCAAACCGAGGTATACCTGTTGACTTTTTGATTGTGCCCGCCGCGTTCTCAACGGCGGTCGCAAACACGCCAGCACGCTCTTTGTCCAACGGCGTTTGCAGCTTTTTAGACAAGTAGTCGCCAACTTCCATGCGGTCAAGTTTTTTGCTGTACGCAGCAAATGAGTTGAGGTACTTAGACCAAAGCCCGTCAGAGGATTTGTTGAGCGAAGCGTCAACCAACTTCTTGGCGTTGCTCAACGCACTAGCCGCTTGCTGAGGTATGCCGCCTGACGCATATTGATCGCCCAAGCCAAGCAATTTTGCAATATCTTGGTTTGAAATCTTGCGCACGTTTTCGTACAGGTCACGGCTGCCAATGATGCCGTTTTCGTCTGTCTTGGACAGTACCCGGTCGCGCACCGCTTGCAGCACTGCCCTGCTTTGGTCAGACACGGTGCTTTTGATTGCCTTATCAAGCTGGCGCGTGATGTCCGTAGCAAGCAACGGGAACACGCCGTTCTGCTCCAAACTGTCAATTTGCGCCTTTTTTAAATTGTTTGCTGCATCTTTTGACGCTGCGCGTAGTTCTTCAGTGGTGAGTTTGAACCCGGCAGACGTTTGCTGCAACGGGGGTAAGTTTTCTTTGACCTGTTGGATTAAGCGGTTGACAGTCTGGTTGGCTTGCCGGTCAATATTTCCCAGCGTAGTGCCCACGATCTCGTTAAGGTCAAGCGCTGTCTCGCGCATTGGCCCGGTCACAGCGCCTCGCTTTGCTTCTACGGCGGCTCGCTGCGCTTCAGTACCCGCGATATTGTCAACTGCGCGGACCCGCGCCGCCTGACGCTCTACGGTGCGCTCCGCAAACTTCCCTGCAACGCCGGATTGCGAGGCCAACTTGCGCTGCGCTGCGGCCAACTCGACTGCCGAAGGGATGTCGGCTATTGCGTCTGCTGCGGTAGGGCGTGAGCCCGTGACAAGCTCTTTGGCGTCGCGCAGAGCGTCAACGACGCGGCTACGGTCAGGCCCGGCCAGCGTATTGAGTTGTTCGCGCAACACATCTTGTCTACCCTGCGCGCTAAGCCCTTTAAACAGCCCTGCGAAAGACGACAGCGCGTTAACGCCGCCCTCAAGAATAGGGCCGAGCACTGCGCCCAGCGCCATTTGCTCTAGCTTCTTTTCACCAAACTGCTCTACCGGCGCGTTTACCGGCGCTAATGCGCCAAGCGCCGCGCCAGTGCCCGCCGAACGTGTAGCGGCAGCGGCTAGACCTGGCGCTTGCAATGCCTGCGCCCCGCCGACCAAACGGTTAACCGGGCTGATGACGTTGCCGACCAGTTGGAATGGGTCAAAGCCTTCGCTGCCCACACGGGCGCGGCCTTGCTGCGTTGCTGACTCAACGTCACGGACAAGCTGCGTCGCGCCTTGTTTTATGCCCTGCCCAAACAGGCCCGAGCTGGCGAGTAGCTGATTGGCCGCCAACGCAGGGTCAACTATTGCGCCCTTTACTGTGCGAGCGATAGGACTGCCAGCCCCGAACATGCGCTCCATCGTACTGACTTCGGCTTGTGGCGCGGGCGCAGCAGGGAACTGAACATCTACGCCTACGTTGCGGCCTTCAGGTGTTTGAACAGTAAACTCTTGCGGCGCTGCGTTGCCCAAGCTGGCCTTGATGCGAGCAAGCGCGGCCTCGTTTGTGAGGCCATCGGGCAACTGGTAAGACAGGCCTTGGTATTCGTAGACAGTCGCCATATTTAGTCCAGTCTGATTGGGTTTCCGGGTGTTCCGTCGCCTTGTCTGGCGCGGGCAGGCGCAGCGCTCGGCGCAGCGCTTGGTGCGCCTATCATGCTTTTACCAAGATAGGTTTTTGAAAGATTGTCAATGATTGCCAAGTTGGCTTCTGCTGTCATACCTTCGCTACCCAAAGACTTCAAGTAGGTTTGCAATTCGACGTTAGAGTTCAACTGCTGCGCGCTCATGCCAGTGGCTTGTTTGATTGCGTTTAGCAGTTGCAACCGGACACTTTTGAGCTGGTCACGCTTTGATTGTGCTTCCGTACCAAAAACACCACCTAAGAACTGCCCCGCAGTACCTGTTTGCGTTGATGTAATTAAGTTTGACAACGCGCCTGCGGAGGTGCTCGACATGCCACCGCTGTCTTTTAGGTCTTTGACAAGCGTTTGCGCGGTAGAAAGAATGTCACCCAAAGTTTCTTTACCTTCTGCTACTTGTTCAGCTTTTTCTTGAGCCTTGAGCACTGCGGGGCTTGGACCTTTTAGGGATGCCGTTAGCTGCGCCAAATCACGCTTGTTCTGTGCCATAAGCTGCGCGATCTGCAACCGAGTCGCGCCTGCTTCACGCGCCGCGTCAACCCGCGCCTCGGCTTGAATTCGCGCAGCCTCAATCTTGGCGTCGTTTGCCAGTTTGGCCGCGTCTGCGCGGGCGTCGCTTGCCAGTTTGGCAGCATCTGCGCGCGCAGTGCGGTCTTCTGCGCGTGTTGCAGCGGTTGTCAACGCGGTCAGTACTTTGTCTGGGTCGCCGTACTGCACCAACACACCGCGAATCTGTTCTTCAGTGGCGTTAGGCCCAAGGGTGGACAGTTGAGTGCGAAGTTTGTTTTCTTGATCAATACCCAACTGTATCTTGCCAGCTTGAGCCGCCGATGCTGTTGCGGCTGCGTTGCGCTGGCCAACCAAGGCCAGTTCGGCTTGGGCCTTACGGCCAGCGTCGGCCAAGGCATTCGCGCCTTGCATATCGCCCATCTGTGCAAGCATCCGCGAGCCGTTCATAAACGACTCCGGGTTACTTGGGTCGATCTGACGAGCGATTTGATTGCGGGCGCTGATGAGCTGCAACTGTGGGTCCTGCCCACCCAGCAGGCTACCGATGCCGCGCCCGAGCTGCGACGCGCCGTACTGGATCATCGCCGCGCCGCGTGTGCCGGGCTCTAAGCCCGCCATCTGGATGGCCCGCGCCTGATCTTGCCGCGCAAGATCGCGTTCGTATTGGTCAGCCGTGATGCCGAACAAACTTCCTACGATTTCAGCCATGTTATCTCCCAAAGATGTTTTGGATGCCGCTGGCAAGAGCCTGATTACCACCAAACCCAGACAGCAGTTGGGCAAACGGGTCGGTTGTAGCCGCACGACCCGTCGAAATGTTAGCCGCCGCCCTTGCGCCCGCCAAGCCCAACTGTCCAGCGTTTGCGCCTGCTTGGGCTACTTGCTGCCCCAAACCAGTGCTCATGGTGAACGGTTGCTGCCCTAAGTTTTCGATCCCTGTGACCTGACCCAATGCGCTAGTGTACGGCGAGTACGCTGCTTGCTGGCCTGCGTAGTAGTTACCCAAAGTTGTAGCGCCCGTGCCGAGCAGACCCGCGCCAAACGTGACGTTTTGCTGGCCTGCTTGTTGGGCATTCGCTGCCAGCAGCGCGTCTTGCTGTGCGCGGGCGTTGTACAGCGCCTGCAACTCAGGTGTTGTTGCACCAAAAGCGCCGCCTTGCGCCACGGACAGACCCCCACGGCCTTGCTGCTGCAATCTGTTTTGCAAGTTGGCCAGCTCCAGCTCCCGACCAGGCTGCAAGAGCGACATCTGTTGGTTGATGTAGTTCTGCGCCACGGATTGCGGCGACTGCGCGAGGTACTGGTTACCCAAGCCGAACAGACTCTGCGCACCAGTCTGCAAAGGCGCAAACGCTTGTTGAGCGCCTTCGGCTTGCGTGATGCCTTGGCCTACCAGCGCCGCAAAGCGGTCCTGCGCTGCTTTTGCCTCGGGGCTGAGTTGGTAGCCCGCGCCAGTCATCTGACCCGTCACCGGGTCGTACTGGAAATTCGACGAGCCAAAGCGTGTTGTCGTACCGATAGGCCGGAACTGCGCACCTTGCACCGCCTGATTTGTGGCGTTGGTGATGCTGGCAGCACCTGTTTCAGCCGCAGACCGATCTTTGTCTGATTGAAGCAAGCCGGCAGCGGTGTTGAGGCCACCTGTGATAAGCGATGGAGTCAACAGGCCAGCAGCAGCAGCCGGAATCCCACCCCCTAAACCCGCAGCAGCAGCTTGCGTTGTTGTCAAACCGCCCGCTACGTCTGCGCCGCCTAGCGCATTTGCAGCAGCTAACTGTTCTGCTGTCATCCCAGCCGCAGCCGCGCCAGCAGCTCCGGTAAAACCACCTCCCAAACCAGCAGAAGCTGCTTCTGCTGCCGTTAAGCCGCCTGCTACTTCTGCACCACCTAGCGCGTTTGCTGCGGCTAATTGTTCGGCTGTCATTCCAGCACCTGTTAGCAATCCAGCAGTTCCTGTAAACCCGCCTCCCAACCCAGCAGAAGCAGCTTGGGCTGCGGTTAAGCCGCCTGCCGCCTCTGCGCCGCCTAGCGCATTTACTACCGCTAACTGTTCAGCGGTTAAACCAGCACCGCCGAGCAACCCCGCAGCAGCAGCCCCAGAACCACCAAAAGCAGCTTGCGATGCGGCTAAACCAGCTAATTCTGTGCCGCCAACAGCAGCCCCTGCACCAGCAGCCCCTGCACCAGCACCAGCAGCACCTGCACCAGCAGCAGCAGCACCTGCACCAGCAGCACCTGCGCCGCCAGCAGCACCCGCACCAGCAAGCAACTCAGGCCCATAGATTCCGGCGGCAAGCAAAGCTGCTGCTGTTAAAGGACCACGGTACTTGGAAACCCAATCACTTTGCTGGTTGGACGCCGTCAGAATAGGTACCCCGGCTTCGTTAAAAGCTAGGTTAAAGTCAAGATCGTGGTTGTAGGCATTCCCAAAACCTGTTAACGGCTCTCCTGTCTTTGTGTTAACAGTCACTCCATCTTGCTGCTTTAAATCATACAAAGACCCGACGCCTTTTTCGGCCAACCGGAATGCAGCATCCCAAGCTGCTGAATCAGGGGACGCGAGATTTCCAGCACCCCAGTAATCCGCTGTGCCTGCCCTCTTTTGACCGTCAATATCAGACTTGATTTTGATGATGTTCGCTGCAAAAGATGGGCTTAAATCTCCGTAAAGTTCTTGTATTTTTTCGTTGGTAACATTGCCAGCCCTTAGCGAATCAGTGAATACGCCGTAGGAGTTGTTCCAGTTTGGTATTGCCATAATCTTTCTCCTTAAACGGGTGCGTCAGGCCAAGCAGTCGGCTGGCTTATCCACGAATTCGTCGGCTCATCCCACCGGTATTTTTCACCGTCTGTAGGGTATTCAACTGGGGGTTTAAAAACACAACCGACTTCATCAAACACCCAAGAAGCGTAGCCGTTTTGCGCCCATGTTGATTTTACATACTCCTGCTTGGCAGCCACTTCCTCGGGGGTCATGGCGCGTACCGCGTGTACGTCAGCTACAGCACCATCTTGCCATTGATATGCCACACCCTCGTACACCTCATAAGGCGCAAGAGTTGGCGTTTCAACGCGCGTAAAGCGCGCAAACGAAGCCGGTAGATTGTTTGTATCAATACCCGGAAAAGCCTGCCGAAAGTTGTCCTCAAAAATCGGGTGCTCAAAAGGTTGACCGTCGCGGATTTGGATAAACAGTTCCATTACAAGTCACCTGTGTTTGTTGATGGGAACGAACGCCCCGGACCCCAAATGATGCGGACTGCACCACCACCGCCAACGCCGGAATTACCACCACCGCCACCGCCGTACAGCCCGCCGCCCGTGGTGTTGGAACCATCGCCACCGCCAGAACCACCTTTGCCAACGATTTCTTCCTCGGTGCTCCCGCTTGCCAGCCCTGCCGCCCCGTTAGCGCCTTGGCCCAAAAGGCCAACACCGCCGCCAGCGTAGTAGTTTCCACCACCACCACCGCCACCAGCCCCGGCTGTGGGGTTTGTGCCAACTAAATTTGCGCCGCCATTACCACCGTTTCCGGCATAGCCACCTGCACCACCAGCGCCGTGCCAATAACTTGATGAAGCAAAAAATCCGTTCCCCCCGTTTCCGCCGCCGTCACCTACACGCCCCCCACCAGTACCTGCTGCGGAAGTGGTGCCACCTCCACCGCCCGTGCCTTGAACAGTAGATGAGTTGACGAAATATGAGTCGCCGCCGTTTTGGCCAACCCGCGAAATTTGAGCGCCGCCTGCGCCGACAAGAACAGAGTACGAACTGCCGGGGGTCACTGTGATGCTGTTCTTGTAGCCCAATCCACCACCACCACCGCTACCGTGATTCCCGGGCGGTAGCGTAGACGCGTCGTACCCAGCGCCGCCGCCTCCCACTGCGACAACCGAAACCGAAGTGACGCCTGCGGGGGCAACCCAAGAATACGTTCCTGGGGTTGTGTAGGCTTGCTGCCCGACAACTGGACCGCCGCTAGATAGCAGCATCATCATGATCCCACTCATGCCAAGTTCCCTGACACCACACAGACTGTGCCGCTGATAAACAGCACGGTGCAGACACCGCGCGTTTGCAATGTCACACTTGACTGATCTGCGTCTATACCCGCCTTGTATGCAGTCGTGATGGTGCAGGTGATTGTGACGGTGCTAGACGTGTTGTTGAAAATAGAGACCGCATCGCCAGCAGAAAAGGTAGCGTTGGGGATCGTTATGGAGCCGCCAGACCCAACTTGGACAAACTTGCCGATGTCTGAAGTCGTTAAAGAATAGCTGGTTGTTTTTTCTGCGCCAGACAAGGGCACGTCTCTAAACCCGATTGATTCCCCATCCACAGTTCCACCTGTAATGACAGGGCTTGTCAACGTCTTATTCGTGAGCGTCTGCGTATCGGTCAAGGTGGCAGCCGTGCTTGAGTCTTGCTTGGTCGAGATGGCCGTGGCGATGTTGTTGAACTCGGTGTCAATCTCAGTGCCTTTGACAATCTTCGCGGGGTTGCCCGATGAAAGATTGTCCTTAGTTGCGAAGTTGGTGCTTTTTACGTAATCGCTCATGATAGCTTCCCGTTCTTGGCTAGAATTTCGATCTTTTGAATAGACAGTTGCGAGCCATCAATGTCTGATTCATACCCGGTTTGGACGACTTTACCTGCCCCGCTTGCCGATACCTTCAGCGTGTTGAGCGCGATGCCGTCGGAATACTGAGCAACCACTGTCGCGTTTGCGCCATATTCAGCGATGCCGTACTCCGACACGCCTTGTATCGGAATTGTGGATGTAGAGCTCAAATAGTTGGTCTTGAAGTCAAAACCCCACTTGAAAACAACTGGCTGGTTCGTGCCGCCAATCACCACCACCGAAATCTTCTTCAAGATTGATGTCTGGTTGACGTTGCCCAAATCAGCGTGGTTGGTGTAGTACTGGAAGCGGTAGCTCGACGTGTAGTCCTGATACCCGGTGTAATCCCCGATGTAGCCGTTCTTGCCGATGTAGACGCTGCCGTCGCGCAGCGCGTAGAGCGCGGTCGGCTGAATCGAGTCCCAAGTTGTTACCCTGGACGAGCCGTCTTGCAGCATGATCTTGGTATCAAAGCAATAGACCGACTGCGTAAAAGGCATGGTCAGAAGGTAGAAGCCCTCTCGCTCGGAATACACCGACTTGATGTTGGCCAGCGTCTGCACACCAACGTCGGTCATCAAGTCGTTGCGGACGTTCTTAGACAGATCGCGCTCTGGGGCAGACTTCTCTTGGATCGTGCGCATCAACGAGCGCACGCCCGAGTTGGACAAGAAGATCACGTCCGAGCTGGTGGTCTGCACGCTGTCGCGGGCCAAGCAGCCGATACCGCCAACCGTGTCGGACAAAAACATCGTGGAAGGTGTTGTCGCGCCTTGGTAGACCAGAATCTGGCGCTTACCAAAGATGAACAGAAACCCGTTGTGCGCAGCCAGGCCCTGCACCTCATCAGCGCCGTTTGGCCACACTCTTGTCGTGTCCAAGGTGCCAGTGGTGCCGCCTGACCAAACATGGCCTGCAATCAGGTCAGAGAAGGACACGGTAACCTTGTCGGTGCTGGAGCTGGCCACCCACAGGCGACCGTAAGCAGACAGCGCGATGTTGGCGCTAGGCACCGTGCCGACGTAGCCTGATTTCTCGCTCACGCGGCGATAGGTCGTCGTGCTGATAGTGGGGTCGTAGATCAGCGGGTCGTGGCCGGTCTGGAAGAAGTAGGTAATGCCGTTAAGCGATACCACCGACCAGTTGCTGGCTGTGATGGTCGGGCCAGTACCCCCACCCCCGTAGGTCAACTCGGTCACCACATTGGATGCGCCGAGTTTGAACAGCTTGTTGTTGCCCGCAAACAGAACGGTCAAAGTGCCGTCCGGCTGCACCAATTCGTGGATCACGCCCACATCGTTGGCCCCGAGGTTGCCAGACGCTGCGTTGACCCGTGTCCAGCCCTTACGAGCGCCGATGCGACCGTACTGGTCAATCACGCAATTTGTTGCCACCAAAGCAAAGCCAGACGCAAGATCAAGAGGCGAGTCTTGCGTGTTCAGCCCGTAAAAGCCGGGGGCTGAGATGCTGGCAATTTGAATGGCTTGGCTCATATCGCTACAAACTCCTGCGCCTCTGGGTAGCGTGTGCCCTCCAGCGCAATGTAGTCGGCCAGCATCGAACGGTACAACTGGAACGCCTCAGACGAGTTCAAACCGCCGTCCTCACCACGTTCAACTAAGGCGCGAGAGTAAGCATTTTGCACGACCAGCACGTCAGGCACCTTGACCAGCGTATTGTCAGACGACAGCGTGGCTTGGGGCACAGTCAGCGAGAAGGGAAGGACGTAGACGTTATCTGGACGGGCATACAGCACC